AAGGACATTTAATTTTTACACCTTCTGTAAATTTACAAAGATATTTTAGACCAGTATTGTTATGTTCTTTTAAAAGCAAATAATATTGCATTACTTTTTCTTAGTGTTTATAATTTCAGTTGCTTTGATTCCGTAAATAGAAGCTACTACAGAAATCCAAAGTCCTGTTACCCACCAAGGCATAGCTTGAAGTTTCTCAAAATACAAATCTAATTTTTGACTTATTTCTTCGTCTTCAGTAAATACTGAATAAGCTAATAAAAACATTGGACTAGATAATACTAATAAAACAAATTCATCTTTCCAATCGCCTTTTTGATTATCTAATACTTTACCAGTATATTCAATTTCTCCTCGTTTCATCTTCTCAGCAGTAAGTAATTGTGCTTCAGACATAGCTATTTTAGTAGCTTGTGAGTTCTTGAATATCTCTGCACCTGTTTTAAAGAGAATTGGTATAATATTCCACATATGTAAAACTCCGTTCTATATTTGTTCTTAAAGGGTATTTAATCGCTTAAAAACCCCCTAAATTTTAACGACATACCTATAAGGGTGTATCGTATATGTATTTTATGAAAATAGCCTTAAATCCGACAAATACCTGTTATTTTTTAGTATTGTCTATTTTCTCAATTAGTAGTTGTATATAGTGAATAGCCTTTTTTAAATCTTCTACCTGTTTAGCAGTATCTTTGCTTTTCCTATTATACCTACTGATGTATTTGATAACATTTCCTTGATACCAATTCAAATTGTTTTCATAGATGTAATCTGTTGGCTGGATAGGTAGTTTGTAATGATCCCCGCCTACCTGTGTGTCTGTTGCTTTTATGTCTTTAAAATAGTCTGGGTGTGTCATTCACTATTACGCATAAGATCGGCTAGAGTTTGGCATCTCTCTTTAGTTTGAGAATACCACTTAGAAGCAATCATTTCATCTCCAGCAGTCTTATAGTCCTTCTCTTTTAAAGCTTTAGTCATTCCTTTAAATTTATTTACATTACCTATGCCTAATTGAAATATCATTTCTATTAATACTTCTTTAGCTGAATCAGAAATATCTAGTTCATTAGCTTTGATAAAAAACTCCATGCCTTCTTTTGCATTGTCAAAGTCTTTATCAAATAATTTTTCTAATTGTTCTTTTGGATATTTAACACCTTCTTCAAATTTATCTTTGTAAGTTACTAAATGACCATAACCAATAGTAGCTTTACCTAAAGAGTCTTCATAAACAGTATCTCTAAATCCTTCGTGTATTTTAATTCTAGTTTTAACTGATTCTATGTTCATACTAATTTACCAATCCATTTACCTTTGTTATCTAATACCATAGGCATAAGCTTAGGTTGTGAATCTATAATCATACCACAACCCATAATAAATCTTGTTTTAAAATTTTTAGCATATTCAAATGCCATAGATTTTTGGTCAATCAAACAACCTACTTGCATACCCCAAAATAAATTATCAGGATTAGCCCAGTACTCAATTAAAAACTTTGTATGATAATGTCCTTGAACACAATTCATTCCATTAGTTTGTGATACCTTTAAAACATCTGCACTTCTACCATGAGTAAATAAACATCTTTGTTTATTAGGCAAAGTAATAACTAAATCATCTACCCATTTCCATTTTTTAGTTTCTAAGAAATCTCCATAATCTTTTAAATATGCTTTAGGTAATCCATGTTTTAATGCTCGTCTAAATATCATTGACGAATGGTTTGAATCTATTTCTATTAATTCAGGAAATATACTTTCTAATTCTTTTACATATTCTTTTGCTTTTTTAAGTTCATGTCCAGCAGAATAAAGATCACTATTTGAATCGTGAAAACTGAGTGCGTGGCTATCAAGCAAATCCCCTATTGAAATCACAAAATCAGGCTTGTGTATTTTTTTTATTTCCTTTAAGAAATTAAACGCATCAGGATTTCTATGATAGGGTAAATGAAGATCCGAAAGAACTAAAATTCTTTTGTGTTTTGACATCAGGTTATTTTATAAATTGTCCGAACAAACTAATCAATGTTATTATTAAAGCACCCATACCAGCTATTATATACCATACGATATAATCTACTTTCTTTTCTATCTTATTAACGGAGTCGCTTAAATGTTTTAGGTGGTTATTCTTCAAATGTAAAATATCTTTTTTTACTCCTGTAATGTGTCCGTATAAGCTAATAATTTCTTCCCCGACAGTTTTGTTTTTTTTAGACATATGCAACTCTTATTCGTATTCGCATATTCTGTCAAATTGGCGTTCCCTGTCCTCTACTAAACTTAGCCTTTTTGTGTTTCTTACTATGTCTTCCTTTTCTTTTAATCTTAGTATTCTTTTTAAAAGTAGATACTCCTATAGAATGTTTCTTTGCCATTAGATTGAGTAAAAGAATGGATTAAATTCTTTGTTAGGGGTTTGTGGTGTAGGTCTATCGCACTTACAGCTATTTAATAAACAACAAAACCCAGCATATAGTTTAAAGATACAGTTCATTTATTATTGATGTAGTTATAAACTCTACCAAAGTTTTGATTGATTTGAAATAACTCTCCTTTAATAATAGATGTTTGTTCTTTTAAATCTACAACACTTAATAAAACCCAAGTAGATAAACTCATTAAAATAGTTCCTAGTATTCCTATAATCCATTTAATATCTATCTTCATATCTCTTTAGACTTTGTTGCGATATGTCCTAAGACTTTATCTTTGTTAGCACCTTCTTTAATCTTATAACCAGAAGTACCATTAGCATTTATCTCAACTTCTTTTCTATTCTTTAATAGAACTTTGTTGGTTTCTTCTTTTTGTTTTTGCTCGTGGTGTTTGGCTACAATATTCATAAAATTTTGTGCCTTCCGAAATTAGTTAAACTTCTTCGTTTTCTTCGTCCTCAGAGTCTTCTTCAAAATCTTCTTCTTCAAAATCTTCTTCATCAGAAGCTTCATCTAAGTCGTACAGTCTATTCTTAATTTCCTCAAGTATATCTGCTTCCTTATCTTTAATTGATTCTAGTTTATCAAACAACTTGCTTAGTTTGTTATCCATGTGCAACTCCATTGGTTAGGTTAGATTTGCTTAATAGCAAACTTAGATGCCAGATCAATATAATTATTTTTTTTCTAAAGATTTTTTTATGTCTTCATACCAGTCATTCCAGAATTTCATAGTATCTGCTTGTATTTTCTCTACAGATTCTTTCCATTCAGAATAAGTTGGTAGTTTAAAAGGATTATTAAACATAGCTTATCCATTCTTGTTCGTTATTATTATAGGGTAACATTACATCTATATAGTGCGGTGCAATATATTATTCAAGTGTAATTATAAAGATTGTATTTCTTGCTTATTAAAACCAAATCGTTCAATAGTAGATAAATCTTCTACATCAGTCCAAATAGGTTCTAATTTTTCTCCATCATAATCAGGTTTATTATAGTTATCTGGATAAGTTTGAACATCTTGTTTTCTTGACATTGAACCTTTTAATAAATTAACAAATTCAGCATGTTCTGGTGTTCCTTCAATTTTATCTAAATCTGCTCTTGTATTGATATTGTATTTCATGCTTCCTTATTAAAATCTTTTATTAGATTGTCAATATAATATTTGATATTATAGCTATTACTCCATTGTATATGACCATGCCAACTAGCTAGAAACCTAACTAACTTGCCGTAATCTTGATCGGATAAATATTTATTAACCTTTCTTTTGGCACCAACTACACTTTGTTTTCTTAATAATTTATAATCTTTCCATATTCTATAACCTAAAAAATTAATTCCTTGATGAGTACAGGAAACATGCCATTTCCCCATGTTTAATTTTAGGTGATTACAACAATATTCTTCTAATTGAACAAAAACATTTCTTAGGAATTTTTTATTATTGTCAAGAATAACAATATCGTCCATGTATCTAGCAAAGTATTTTACTTTTAATTTGTGCTTTATAAAATAATCTATGTCATTACCATAAACATTAGCAAATAACTGGCTTGTTAA